TCAAAAATTCGTGCTATGGTTTTAGATGGGCGCACAACACCCTTTTTTAGTACTATATTATACTTGGAACTTCCGCATGAGTTAATTGTTACAGATTATGAATTACCAAATTAAATATTATCAATATTAATCTCCTCCTCCTCTTCTTCTGCTTCTTCAAAATCAAACCCATCCTTATTCTCAAGTGGATTATCCGACATAAGAACCGTAGTGTCAACAACACCGAATGCTACCACTCGTGGGTCAACTTCCGTCTCTTTCCGCAGGTCACGTAGTTGCTCTGGGGATAGTACAGCTACAACTTCAAACTCAGCAGAGCCACCAATTCCCGAGTCTGCAATCATAACAATTGAGTTATCTTCAATCCAGACAGAACGCTTACCTTTTCCGCGAAAGCTGCCACGAATGACAGCTTGCACTGTATGAGGCGTCTTAGCAGAATCTACATAAAATACCTCAACACGTCCATTTCCCATCTTACGCATAATTCGAGAAACATATACATCTGTAACAGTTCCTTCATTGCGAATGTCATCCAGAAACGATTGAATAAATCGCTTATTCTTTGTTGACACACCCGTTTCACGCTTTGCACCTTTATTTCCGGAGTTCTTTTGAGGAGGCATTTTTAAAGTGTTAGTTGGAATAGTTATCTTAGTATATGAATCCGTTTTTCAACTACCATCTGTATCGTTTACCGCCAACAAATGGGGGTGGAAGAACAGGAGCCGTAATACCAGAATATGCATAATAGGCCATAGCACCGCCAATGGCAGTCGTCACGCCATTTACAATCCAACCAGATTGATTACCTGCCATTACAATGTTATAAATGGAGCTACCTATAAGGTATAGAGCAACTAGCATCGCAAGATAGTGATACCACATTTATCTTATTTGAATTAAAAAGAATCGCCGTTTGGTATTCTTTTTAGTTTTTAGAGTTTTACATAGTATATGTTTACGCGGTTACGGCGGGCTTCAAGAAGTGAACCTTAAGGAAGCTCTGGAGGTTGAGGTAGGTTACCTCCTGTCCATCCTTTACGCGGAGGAGCTTGCCAAGCTTCGCATCGGGAATGATGCGACGCTTAAAGTTAGGGTCAAAGCAGTTGTGGGCCTTAACATACTGAGAAACAAACTTCGTCACATCAGTCTGAGACCTCTGGCTCTTGGCCGGAAGAGCCATAAAGGTGCAGAGCTCATCCGTAAGGGGGCGCATCTTAAGGAACGCATTGTTCGCGCGGCGAGCCTCCCATGCCGTGCGCTGCTCGGGTGTCATATCTGCAGGGTCAACCTTGCGGCGCTTCTTGGAATCACGAGCATCACGCTTGATTGCCTTTACGGCCTCCTGAGCATCGTGAACCGCGGCGCGAACACGCGTCGTGAGCTCAGAACTGAGGGCCTTGAGCGTCTCCTGGAGACCAGCAAGAATCTCGGGAGCCGTGCGAGTCTCAAGCGCCGCAGCTGGCGCCTCCACTGCAGGAGCGGAAGAAACCACGGGAACAGTGACCTCCGTCTTCGCAGACTTCTTAGTCTTAGGTGCAGAAACCTCAACGGCGGGGGCGGTCTCTACGGGCTTCTTGGCGGTCTTCTTGTCGGCAGGCATGTTTACATTGACGGTGGACTTTGAGGCTGGCATTTTTAACGCGTTGGTATACTACTATGTATCCTTACCTGTTTAAATCATAAACGTCCCACCCAAACTAGATTCGGTGTAAAGAGCTCATAATCATAAAACAAATTGAATAATGATTAGAACAATCGTTCAATATGGTAACAAGAACTCGTCCAGTTAAATAAGAAAGACGTAAAGTGTCAACACCACTCGCATGTTCATTTAAAAGACGCTTAATCCAAAAAACGTATCGATATCTTCGTGATATCTTATCTTTATGTTCAGCAGCCCATGCAATCAAATCTTGTTGCAAGATTGACGTAAAAATAAATAATTGTGTTCTATTGAGCGATGTGAAATACAGCGGAGACATTCCAAAAAACCCATTTTCTTCGATTACTTGACAAACGTAAACCCATGTGGTTAAAATAATATCATTTACATTGCGTTGAGTTGTTGTATCGTGTATATTTTCAAGTTTTTTCTGATGCCGTTTTATACATAGTTTACGAAGTCTTTGACGAGTATCCATAGTTAATGGTTTACGTGTGTATGGATTTAACGGGTCAATTTTTGACATACAGTTTTCAGAAATACTCCTCACGTCAAACCAATAGATTTTACCGTTTTCCTCAAATGCAAAATAGTCAAATGGTTTCACACTTTTCTTATCATCCATTGTAACAATTTCTTCTTCGTTGTGACATTTTGTTCTATTAAGAACACCTGGTCCTGCTAATCGTAGCCATTCTCGAATAGAATATCCGCGCCATACCTTTTGAATAATGATGGCTTTATCATCCAAATTATTAACATCTTTCCAAAGACGAGGATTCCTTACCTTTGCATGTTTTCCACATAGAATAAGTCCCTTTAATGCTTTATTTGTGCATCTCTCTGTACTTTTTGAATTTTTACAAGATACACACGACATTTATTACTAAATCTGGAAACCTTCATTGAAAACGGATTTACGCTTATCAAGGTGATATAACAGTACAACACAATCAAGTAAAATGAGTCGCCCAATTTCAATCCGCAATCTCGATATCAACAAGGTAAGCTTTGTACCCGGCCCTGCAAAGCCCGGACGCAACCCTTCAATCAATCTAAAATATGATGGTCAGAACATGCAGATTCTAGTACCTCGTCTTGGATTCCCGGGCGGTGTTATGGTTCGTACTGATGATAAGTCTGGAGCAACTACCTACACGCTGATGGGTACACTAACGGGTTGTGATAACTACGCAAAGGAGCGTGCACCTGACGGTACTGATGTTCAGAAGTTTTATAACTTTCTTGTTGACCTAGAGGAGCGTATTATCTCAGCAGCCGTAGAGAATAGTGTAAAGTGGTTTGGCAAGAAGCGTTCCGAGGAAGGAATCCGAGAGGGCTTCAATCGTGTCATTGGAACTTCGAAGGATAACGTTGACGGCGAGTGGGTACCAAATGGTAAGTACCCTCCTAGCTTTAAGGCAAAGGTGCCAGTTTACGATGGTCGTGTCTCAACAGAGATTGTTGATGGTAATCGCAACCCTCTGTACGCAACGCCCGAATCTCTAACTTCTATCTTCAGGAAGGGAGTTGAGGGTAACCTTGTAGTCAGCGGCAGCATCTATGTGATTGCTGGCGGTGGCTTTGGTGTAACGTGGCGTCTAAATACTGCTCAGGTATTTGCTCGCGCACAGCTATCAGCGGCAGACATCTTCAGCGTTGAGGATGACGAGGGTGCTACTCCGGCTGGAGATGTTCCGGATGTTGCAGATGTTGAGGAGTCACAGCGTCCAAGCACTCCTCAGGACCAGGCAACGAGTCCTGTTGCACCGGTTGCTCCTGCGCGGAAGCGTCGGGTAGCTGCGGCATAGGTTTGTCGTAGAGCACAAAGTCATCATCTAAAAACAAAATAGAAAAGTTAGTAAAATCTAAATTAGAAACTGATGCAGTTGAACAAACATTCGACTTTATCAGTGATTTTTTACCACAAGTTTCACAACTATATAAATCTGGTTTTTCCATCATCATCTCTGGAGTCATTAATAGAACACCACTTGATAGGGCTAAGTCAGAGACATACTTGAAATCCGTATCAAGACAGTCCTGGTATGCTTCATTTGAAAGTTTTGACCATAATGTTTTTCCGCTAGACTTCCATGCTTCATCTTGAAAAAGTGTTGCAAACGGATTAGAGTAAAACCAAAGAACCGAGAAAATAGATAAGTCAGAACTTTCATGCTCGGCTAAACCAATTCGTCTCGAATCATCATCATATAACCAATGTACATTTAATCTATGTGATATATACTCGGTATCTATGGAACCTTTATATACATCACGATTATCATAGGACCATTGATGAGCATCCATATCTAAATCGTGCTCAACTATGTCCGGTGAAATATTGCGGTATATTAAACCCTTTCGTAAAATGGAAAACATTTAGTTAAGCACTATACAATAACTAACTAAATGCCACGCATGGAGACCAAAGTTGTAAATAATAATTTATATGAAATGACAAAGTTCGCATATCGATGTAATATATGTAATGATATTGTTAATTCCGTTGATACGCAAGTTAGTGTTACATGCAAGTGTGATAACTTAACTCTTCGTGGAGGTACTCAATATGGAGGTATTATTGCCGCAAAGTTTGATAGTATCACAGATATTTCGGAATGGAAATTAGTTAAATGAAACCTTAACGTTGACATCATGTCGCGCAAGTGATTTTGTAGCAGAATGCGACAGTTCATGTCGCTTCTTTTGCGGTGTAATCTCCTTCGCTTCATGCAGTCGGGATTCCATATCAGCTTGCACTTGTTCTCTATTCTTTTCAAGATACTCCAGTACATCATCGGTAATAGCCCATTCAAAAAAGTTTAGTTGTCCAACGGTTGTCTCAAAGTTCTGAAACTTAATACGCTTCCAACGACAAAACGGGTCAAACATTTTTTTACTGTAAGCTTTTAGATGTGATTTATATGATAGATACACAATTACATGCTTTTGTGTTTTGGTTAGATATGCTACATTGTACTTTTTTGCATAATTTGTTACAAACCAATCTATCAGACGAAGTGATAGTTGAGATGTTCCATCTAGGATAGATTTCACTTTTTCTAGGTGGATACTGTTCGCATAAAACTTTTCGAGACGATACAGAACCCATTGTTCTTGAGATTGGATTTGTTGCATTATAAAAATCTAAGTTAGACGCATGAAAACGGAATTATTGTTGTCGTATTTACGAATGTTATAGTAACAATATGTTTGTTCTAACATTCATACATCGCGCACATTCAAGTGAAAACCAAAATATTCGAACAAAGAAATTTGATAGACTTGAGAATGTATCAAAATTTCTTCAAGATGACTGGTATGATGACCAGTTTATTGATTGGGATGGCTGCGAAATGCCGACTAAGGATGAGTTTTCACTAGAGAAGATTGAAGCTAAGCTCGGAACAAAACTTCAGGTACAACTCTTTGGCCCGTATACTCAGGTTTGTTGTCTTGTCCCTGATGAGATAATACTTAGTGTAGAGTAAGAGTATTCACACAAAACGAATAAAATAAGATAAAAAGTCTTTTTACATAAATGGATATCAATGATAGAGTTCAAGAGCTCATCAAAAACTATGGTCAAAATGACCAACGAACAGATGCATGGCATTCAAAGCGAGGTGAAATGCTGACTGCTTCAGAGATTTATAAAGCACTGTCAGATGCTACACCTGCACAAAAACATGAAATTATATTAGGAAAGCTAACACCTCGAGTACGCACAGAAGGTCCTGGCCCACGTGCTCTTGTCTGGGGAACACGATTCGAACCTATTGCAAAAGATATATACTGTAGCATCTCGGATTTTCCAATGAAAATTGTTGATACAACATGTATTCCTCATCCAACTGTGGCATTTCTTGGTGCTTCGCCAGATGGTATTATTCTAACAGAAGGTGTGAGGCACGGAAGATTAGTAGAATTTAAGTGTCCAATTTCACGTACATTTAGTGATGATAGTGAAGTTCCTAACGCATACTATCATCAAATGCAACTTCAAATGGAATGTACGCAACTAGATACTTGTGAATATATTGAGTTTCAATTTCGTACTCCGTCATACTCAGAATGGGTTGATTCTAAAGCTCAGTACAAGGGATTCTATGCAGTAACTGACGATGAGATACAGGTAAAATATCGCGAGTTAACAGATACTCGTGACCCTTCTACCTGGCGCCGCGAAGTACTCGAGACATCTGATGATTGGAACCTTGTATATTGGACACTTGAAAAGTACCGTATGAAAGTTGTGGAGCATGAGAAAGACTGGTTGGAAAAGAACATACAGAGCATAACAGAAGTATGGAACTCTGTTTTAGAACATCGAAGCGCAGGAACACTTCCCGCTCATCCTAAAGAAAAGACTATTTTAACGCTCTAAACTTTTACATACAAAATGAAGATTGGACTATGTATGATTGTAAAAAATGAAGCACATATTGTTCATGAAGCCTTGCAATGTACTCTACCATTGATTAGCACTTATTGCATTGTGGATACCGGGTCCACCGATAACACAATAGAAATTATAAAGAAGTTTTATGATTCCAAAAATATCCAGGGCACAGTGCATGAACGTCCATGGAAAAACTTTGGTCACAATCGTTCAGAGGCACTTGCATTATGTGATGGAGCTATGGACTACGCGTTAATAATAGACGCAGATGATACAATTGAGTTTCCTGAAAATGGCCTAGAAACAATTCAAAAGATATTGGAT